GATGAGTATTATAATAACAGAAAAGTTTGGTCGGTATCCCCTTGTTGGGGTTAATGGAGAATTAACTATGAAAGAATCGTTACCTTAGTTTAGTAATATCTGTGACGGCAAGTCTTTTTTTGACCTGCTCGTGAAATGCTGCATCGTTTGACCTGTACTTCGGGTCTTTCATATCCGCAAGCCATTCCTGCTTTGATCCGTATGCCTGTACTCCAGCAGTGCCAGATGTCTCACCTTGCAGCAGTTTACCTGGTTTGCCGTTAGCAACTTGATACTGAGCAAGCAAACCCTTCATTGCAATCGTGGCTCGTGTAATATCACCTGACGTGTAATCCGCATTAAATGCTGCAATTTCTGCATCACTGAGGTTATCACCACCCCACTCTAGTGCGGATTGGTGCTGCTCTCCGCCAATGCTTTGAAGCTGCGTATTGTAAAGTTCTGCCTTGGCTGTCTGTCCTTCGATGAAAGCGTCAACGACTTCCTTTGGCATGCCTGATTGCTCAAGTGCTTTGTAGGTATCCTCGGAGAGTTGTCTGTCATTACTGAAGAACTCCTCACGGGCATTATTCACAATTTCGCTTACGTTGCCTTCCGACTCGGTAGGTTTATTGTCTTGAATGCCTTGCCGTTCAGATAATTTTTTCTGAGCCTCTGTATATGCTTTGGCTTGTTCCTGAATCGCATCTTCAATGGATCTGCCCTCGGTTAAGTATTTGTCCTGTAGCCATTCGGGTTTTTCTGGAGTGGCTTGTTCCTGAGTAGGCTCAGGTGTTCCTTGTATTGGTTCCTGTTTAGGTTCCTCCACTGGTGTTGCAGGAGGTTCCTGCATTTGAATGCTATGTACTTCGCCCATTATGCTCGTACCCTTTCAACTCCTGTGGTTTTTACGCCTAATAGATTTGCTGCCTTTTTGATTGAGGAAGCATACACTGGTATTTGTGTTTTCTTACACCGATACATCAACCTCTTTCTCCGTGCTATATGCGAAACCGACTCCTGATTAACAGGCGTACGATCTATTGTATATGTAGCATTACGTCCTCTATATTGACTTGTCCTTCGTAATGTTGCTTGTGTTTTCATGTTTAGTTTCCTTTGGTTTTATTATTAATCCAAGATTATCCAATCATTTGCCTCAAGGTCTCCTTGAGACGGAAGCCATCCAGGTTGCCATTCGCCTTGATTGTTAAAAAGCACGTAGTAAGGACGGCAATTCAAAGGGGCATCTTCCCCAATCCACTTGGCAGTTCGATCATTAACTTTTCGGTTTGTGTCTTGAGTGCTATATGGGGGAAGCTGTAATTCTGGCATTCTAACAACCCACTGCCCTTTACCATTCCATCCTGATCGGGTAACTCTACTGCCTCTCTTTAACATTTCGAGAGCTTTCCCGAAGGTCACATTTTCCATTATTGGCTTCATTTCTTATTTTTCTTTGGTTTATTCTGATTGTGCGGCAAGTTCTTCCTGCTGCATAAATTGGTCTGATGCGGTTTTGATAGCATTCGGGCCTAGCTGTTGTGCCATCTGTGCCATCTGTGCTTGCTGCATCTCTTGCTGTATCTGCTCGTCGGTCTTCACTAAGCCTTCTGGATCTACACCAAGTGAAGTTGCCCTTCTCTTGAAGTATTCTCCTACCGATACGTATTGAGCGATAGCTTGAGGCCCGACGATTTGCTGTGCTCCTCCAAGGAATAGGTCAAGCCTATTCAAATCATTACCTCTACCAAGTGCATCGACTCCAGTTGTAATTGCAGGACGCACCACGCCTTCAGGTAGCTTAGGTATCTTCTTGGTTTTCACTAAGCGATTGAGTGTCTTGGTGACTAAAGGTAACTGCAACTCCTGCGATAAGAGACTGTATAAGCCTCCAAGTGTTGCTTCGAGTTCCTGGGATAACATACGTATCTCTTCTGCGGTAACACGCTCCGCTTGCCGTACTACGTTGCTGTTAAGGAGAAATGCGTGTGCAAGTCTTTCCTCGATCTTGAACATAGTTTCCTGTGCAACTCGGAAATCGTTGAACTTATCTGCCTGGAGTGTGCCGATCTCTTCACGATTACCATTGATTACCGCACCATTAGGAGCATCGGTAATCTCGTCAATCTCAGTGGAACCATTGGGATTTACAAGAAAGAGAAGCTTTGCTGCTGCTACTGAACCTTCGAGGATTGCTCTTGATAGTCCATTGAGGCTAATCAAATCTCCAAGATATTCCTCTACAAATCCACGCCCGTAAGATTCTCCATCAATACGTGACCATCGTAAAGGTATCCACTCCAAATTTTCTTCTTTGTACTCACCTTCAGACTCAGGCAATACCACCCCTTTAACTTCCTGCCAGACTTTATACTTGCCGTCAGGTTGCTTTACGACTGCGGTATAGAGGTCGCAGGTCTTTTCATTGGCCTCCATCTTAATCTCACCACGTATCTCTTCTGGTAACTCGGTTGGGGCTACAGTCTCCAGCACCACGATATGAGTGACATTACCCATCGGGTCACGCTTTACTACAAATCTATCCAAGTGGAATACACGCAAGCCGCCTTGCTCAGGCAGGTATATCAGTGCATTGCCAGATACGACAAGATGACGAAGGCATTCATACAGTCCTACACGGTATGCTTCTACCTCCATCGACTGCGTTGTGGATCTTTCAATCTTCGCTAAAGCTCGGTCAAGTTCTGTGCGTAGTCCCTGTGCATCTTCACCCATATCCTCCTCCATTTTATTCAGTTCCGACTGATCCATTGTTAGGCGGAAGAATGGAGCGTTAGCAGGAAACAATGCAAGCAGTAGCTTACTGGAAAGGTTATTTACACCTCTTGCACCAATGCCTTGATATGGTGTCTTGAGCCTAGATGTAGGGTGAAAGCCTTCTGGGGGCAATAAGTGCGGTATCGTCAATTCTGCCGCTTCACGTCCACGTTGAAGAAAGTTGAACCTTTGTGACTCACATTGTTGGTAAAGTGATAAAGCGGATTGATACATAATTATTTTACGCCACCTGTGCCTGATACGGCTGCGGGTCGTTTAAGTCCTTGCACACTGATGTTTACACCAAAGATCGGGTTGCTGTGAGAGACGTGTGCTTTCTCCACAATGAGCATATTGTTTTCGATTTTGGCATTGGTTGCGGATAAACTGGTGCTGGTAATATTCCCAGTGCGGGAATAATCAAACTGCTCAAACTCGTATCCTGGTAGCGTGTTGATCGCTTGGTTAAGTGTAGAGCATCCAGTAAATGGCAATATCAGTAGGAGTAAGAATCGTGTCTTCATGGTAATTCTTTAATAATAAGTTCACAGTTTGCCTTGTCAAATTCTACTCGCTGCACGGAAATGCCTCTATATTTAGCGTAACGCTTTTTAGCCTCTTGTACTATGGCATCAGGTGGTGATGACTTAAAACCTGTGTGTGTACCGATACGTACCCCAAGGTAAATCAAGTATGCCTGCCATGCCTTCATGCCATCAAGTGATTGTGCTGCTTCTGCCATCACCGCATCACGTAACATACCATCAGTAGCAGCATTGCCTGTACTCCACTTGTTGCGAATGTCATCGTGGAGATAACCAGACAGCATAAACTTGCTGCGTGGGGTCAACCAATCCAACCAACTTGGTACACTTGGCCCGTCTGTGATCTTGCCAGCAGGGACAGTCCAGGGAGGGAATGGCTCTTCGGTAAACTCAAAGTCCAGCGACTCTAGCAATAATTGCCAGTTCGTACCAAGGAGGTTGACCTTGCTTGGATTATTGAGAAATTTAGCCATGACTCTTTAGCTTGGATATAATCACAGCTAACTCCTGCTTTATCTCTCCAAGTGTCCTCGACTGCCCTTCAACCAACTCGAACAACTTGTTGTTATTCTGGCGAATGTCGTCGATCTGTACCCGCTGCACTTTAGTCTCTTCCTCCAGCTTACCAACCCTATCGTGAATCTTTTCACGAGATTGGTCAGCGGATGATGCACGTTGCGTCAATCCGACAACTTTTGTCTTGAGTTCGCCATACGCCATAATCGCTCCTCCGACTACCGCACAAGCACCGATTCCAGCGAATACTACATTTGCGTCAATCTCCATTATAGGATGTCAGGGTCTATGTAGTAAGCTGATTCAGGGTTACTAACTTCAGCTTGCCATTGTGTGTCCGTGTAAGTGGTGTATCCGTACAGAGTCGTAGGTTTATTGCCACAGAATCCAATGAGTCGTTCAGTGCCGTTTGCGACAATAGGAGGATCTAGGACAACCTCACGCCCATAAGTGGCGGCAACTTGCTCCATGTTGATGTTATCGTATTCCGCTACGGGAACGGTGCAGTATCTTTGTTCGTCGCTCATAATTTATGTGGGTACGTCAGTTGAAAAGGTTGGCCCATTGGTTAAAGTGGCAGTATGACCATTGCCTGATGAATCGGCGATACTTGTGCCGCTTCCTTCCTCGAATCTTGTCCAGACTGTAGGTGAGTAGGACGTTAGGTCTGCGGGTTCACCCCCGTTGTAAATGGCAGTGACTTGTGCTGCTGATAAATCAGATGGAATGATTGCAAACTCATCCAATTTGCCATCAGCAAATGCTGCGGCTGCGGTAAATGTTGCAATATTTAATGCCCCGCTTGTGTTATTCATTGACGCATAACTACCTGCTGAACCTCCTGTTGCGGCTACAGCACTATCATTCACGTATAGCGTAATACCACTCGTGCTACCACCACCATCATAGGTTGCTACCAATAATGTCCATGCTCCTTCATTCGCAGTAATAGCACTATCGGAAGTAACGAAAATCCGATCCACACTTTGTTCGTCATAGAGAATGAATTGCAATTTATCACTTCCATTTACGTGTAGGATATATTCCCTTGTATCGGTATTAACTACCTTTTCACAGATTGGGAATGATGTGGCATCATCCATCTTTACCCATGCCAATATACTAAATGCTGAGTCTGTAGAACCATTGCCAAAGGAAAGGTCATTCGCATCTGCGATGGTAGCATAATCATCCGTGCCATCAAAGTCAACGGAGTAGGTGTTGGTGAATGGAGCCGCAGCAACCGCAATAGGCGGTATCGCAGTAATTCCGTTACAAGCCTGTATTCCGCTACAAGCCTGTATTGCACTACATGACTGTACTGCTGACAAACTCTGCATTAGTAACCAGTTGTTGAGCCTTGTGCGAACACGTAGTATGTGCCATCTGTGCGAGCAGTTATATTTGCACGTAATGCACGATAATGCCCATGTTCACTCTGTGCTATTGTGTATCCGTCAGCAGTAATAGTTTCTTCATGGATAGTAACCCAATTATTAGTACCAACTTCCGCTTGTATAGCAATAGTTGCACCACTTGTTACGCTTACACCAAGGAAGATAAAGTTCCATCCTTTTTGCTTATCGGCTTTAAGGGCATCTCCTGCTCCTGTGGTAGATACGCCGTCAAGTAGTCTGTGTTCTTTTACGTTTAAAAGTGCCATGATTTTAATATTGGTTAGTGCTTACACCAGATTGCCCAGACTGTATGCCGCCTGTGGTGGGTCTGCGTGAGGTTAATTGTGAAGTACCACGTTTGCGTTTAATTCCGCCGCTCCTGTTAGATGTCGCAGGTTCTACCATTCCAGCTCGCTTAAAAGGAGGAGGAGGGGCAGGAGGTGGAGGAGGAGGGGCTTCCATTGAACTACCGAAACACATGACTACGCTTTCTCTAAGATGTTTTGTTTTTTATTTTGGAACTTGTAAACTGCTTCTAAGTGTCGGAACACACGTCTCTCGCCTGCTTTCATCCATATTTCTCGGTCTGAATCTTGGGGGTCAGGACACCTTTCGGGAAACTTTTGGTTTATGTATGCAAGCAGTTGCTCGCTTACTGATGGTGCGTTCTTCATTTGCTTCACGTATGTACTAAATAATATGGTGTGGCAAATTTTTTTCATTTTATTCTTGCGGTTTTTGGAATTATTCAAATTCTGGGAATCCTCTTTAATTATGAAAATCAAGCTGAACATTGTTCCGCCTAAGTCTACAGGGCAAGCAGCCGCTACCATTCTCAAGCGAGGTGATCGTTACTTTGTTGGTAAGAAAAGCAACAGTGAAGGCAAGCGTATCCAGGATATGCTTTGGGCTTTACTGATGGAACACAAACCAGCAGCACCATTTGAGGGTGCATTAGCACTTACTATCACATACGTATACCCTTGGCGTAAATCTGAGCCTCAGAAAAATCGGGTGCATGGATACAAATGGTGCGACAAAAAACCCGATGCTGACAATATCCCTAAAATTCTACAGGACGTAATGACCCGCTTGCAGTATTGGGGTGATGATTCTCAGATTGCCGTATTGGGTGTACGTAAACTTTGGGGTGATGATAAGCGGGTAGGAATTTATCTTGAGTTACAGGAACTCAACAACACTAACCAAATAACACTATGAGTTATACATCAACGGGCGAGGTGATTGCCCTTACACCAGTCGAGCATGTCGGAAGTAACGGCATGGCTAAACGTCAGATTGTCAT